TGAACATCCTGAACATCCTGGACTTCCTGGACATCCTGAACATCCTGAACATCCTGAACACCCTGAACACCCTGAACACCCTGAACATCCTGGACATCCTGGACATCCTGGACTTCCTGGACTTCCTGGACTTCCTGGACTTCCTCCAGCCATTCCGCCGGTTCAATCACCCCCAATGCGATCAATTTGTCAGCATCATCAATATCGATGTCATCGACTGTAATCAATGCATCGACAGCCAGAGTGTGGCCATCATGCTTGATAGGGTCGATAACCCGGTAGCCCGTTACTTTAATAGTCGTGCCGGGCATCTTAAGCCACCGCCGCGCTGATTAAATAACCCGCCTCAGCACCTGCAATAACCGGCGCGACTTCGTCGATAATCGGGAAGATCCATGAGCGGGTATTCTTTTCATAATACGGCTGATCGGCCACCGGATAATTGCGTAGGCGGTAGGTATAGCCGTAACTTGGCGTACCCCTTGCCGCTAATGTGGCAGTGCGGGTATAGGCGACTACGACATTTTTACCCCAGACATCGACATTAGTATCTGAGCCATCCAGCGCAATAGCATCACCGACCAAAAATGTTTCGACATCAAAAATAGCCGCCATTTGCTCTTTGGTTAATCGCGGCTGGCTATTGCCACCGACGATGGAGATAACGCCGTTTAAAATCGCGGCATCAACCAGTTTAGGGTGGCGTTTTAAAATTTTCCAGACCTTGGGGCCGACTACGACAGTATTGGGCCGCTGGCCAGTAGTCGCTCGAATCGCTTCAATCGCGGCATCGACATCGCCGATGGGGTCGGAGTTAGTATAGTCAGACCATTGGCTGGTACCGGATAGCGTTACCTTATTGCCAACTGGGTAATTTGCCGCAGTAGTAGCCATGGTAGCCTGTTCGATTTCCAAGCGTAAATCGATAATGTCCTTAGTTGTCAGCACGGTGGTGCTGCTCATATCAATACCGGGCACCACGTTCGCCTCTTCATCGATTTCCACCGGCAACACGCCCTCTAACGCTTGCTGAGTCAGCGAAAATTTACCTCCCGAAAAACCCACATTGATACGGCTGATATTGCTACCTGGTGAGCGGGCTAAGTTGTATTGCCGCCACGCGCTTTTATCAAACGTGATAATGGTGCCGCCGCGGGCGCCGACGACCACCGGCGGAAATAACGCCATACCGACAAATGAGTCATTGCGGTAACCGCGCGCAACGGTGCTTAAAACAGGATCGACAACGCGTGCAGCGCCGGGGGTAAGTTGTGGCATGATTAACTCCTTAGTTTTGGATCAAAATAACTTCGACAAATTGTCCAGCAGCCGCGGCGACTTCGCCCGGTGCCAGCCTACCCAGCGTAACGCCTGCCGATTTGGTTACCGCACGACCGGACGCATCTGCCTCGACTAGGGCATTGGCAGCAATCGCTGCACCCACCTCGACAGTTGCTGTACCTAGGTTAACGACGGGCACACGTTCGCCGGATACGCCCGCCGTTTTGGTAACGCCGATGGCATTACCGGCCGCGCCCGTTTGCGCACCAGCACCGGTCACAAAGCGATCGGCGATGACAGTACCGGTTAGCAGCAAGGTCAGGGTTAAAAGTGGTCTATTTTGTCTACTCATGATGGCTCCTTAGCGGTTAGACACGGCATGCAGCGCCGCCTGGTAATCGGTTTTATGCGCTAACTGATAAGCCAGCGCATCGTTGTGGGTTTTTAGCGCGGCAGTATCGACCGGTAGGCCGTCGGGTGAGGCAAAATCTACCGTATGCGCATCGCCTGCAGCCGCGCCAATTTCGCCGAACTCAATCAGCTTTGGCAGTTTTGCTAATAGGTCAGTTTTAAACACATCTATAAGCGGTTGCTTGGCATCGCCCTCGCCAAACTCAATCACGTCGTCGTGCCCGGCCATAAAGTCCAGAACGGCAGCGACGACGTTTTTTTGTGGGATGGATAGTTGCCCGGCCTTAACTAGGCCTTCAGCAAATGCCAAGTGGCTGGCATGCGCGGATTCAGTTTTGCGGGTTTTTTCGGCTTCCGCAAAGCTGGCTTCCCGCTCCTTTAACAGTCGATTCTCTTCTTCCAGCGCAGCCAGCCGCGCTTTATCTTCTACGGACATAATGTCTCCAGGGTTAAGTTCTTGGTAAGAGGGGGATAAATCGGTTGCAGCTTGGTCGTCGGCTTCTTCGCGCAATTCATCTTGTGCGGACTGCTCGAGCAGTTGCACAGCGTCATTAGGGATAGTTTGGTCAGCGGCTTCTAAACCAAATTTAGTGATAAAAAACTCACGTAAATTGCGCCATAGACTGGCATTTTGCACATCGTCGTATTCGTTAAAATCGACAATGCCTTGCTCGTTATCTGCAAAAGACGGATTGCGCATGCCTTTTACAGCAGGCGGTTGCGCCCCTAAAAATCCGACATGACGCAAATAAAACACGCCGGGTACCGGATTGCTTGGCGAGTCTGGCGAGTAAAACGAGGCACTGATTTTTTTAAATGCGCCGCTGGCGACCAGCTCGGCAAAATCGGGATTGACTTGAATGGGGTCAGCTTCCAGCGTGTTACCAGCAAAGCTTAAGGCTTTAATCCAGCCATAAGCAGGGCCGTCGGCTTTGGGATGGCCCACAACAATCGGTGCTTCATGTAGCGCCGGATCGTAAGCCGCCGCTGAAGCCAGCAAGTCAGTTTCAGAAAAGCTCAGCGTGGCACCATTCATGGCAGTGTGCTGGCCGGTTTTGAATATTTGGAGTTTTTTTGTCATGGCTGCAGTTTATGCAACCAGGGTGGGAGTTTGGTTTAAAGCGCTTTAAGGTTTGTGAAGGATGACAACCATTGGGAGGATGTCCTCGCAATGGTCTTAGATCTGCAGGATGGGTAGAGCATTGCGCAACCCATCATAAATAGAATAGTTTTATTTTTCCGCTTGCGGGATATAGCAGTAACGAACAAGGCTGGTTTTATCTGGGCAATGCTTATCGGCTTCTATGCGGTCCTTCTTGTCTGTTGATAGTATCGATATAAAGCCCTTTGCTGCTAAGCACTCACCATAAAGCTTTTGCTTTTCTCGCTCCATTTTATCAGCATGTCTTAATTTATTTTGTTGATCTGCTTGTATAGCAGACAGCTGGCTTAAGCTGTTTTCCAAGCCCATACCCGATACATAGGCCCGTGTCTGCTCAGGCGCTGCTGTATCTATGGTTGCTCTATGTGACTCATATTCGCATTCAGCCGTGGCTTTGTCATAGTCAACTTGGGTAGCTGATTGATTAAATTTATTATGGACCATATAAATAGGTGGGGCATCTTCCTGCCAAAGCGGCAACCCAGCTGCGCAATAAAAATAATTAACTGAATTTATCCAGCCTGTATCCTTGTTTTTATTAACGACCGCTGTATTGCCATCAAACTTAGTCGCCCGCTTTTTAAACCATTCAGCGTCGTTTTCACAATCCACTGCACTGCAATTATCAACCCCAGCAGCCCGGCATGGCTGTTGATAGGCGGTTTCAATTATTTTTACTTCTTGCCAGCCGGGATACTTAAGATTCGCACAGCCCGTCAGCGCCACGCTGACAGCTATTGCGGTTAGGGTTAGTTTCTTCATAGTTTCCTCTAGTGTTTTTAATTAGTAACCAAATTTTTATTTTTAATAGTTTTAGACCGGGCTGCCCGCATTTCGCGAATCAACGCCGCAACATGGTCTCGCCAATCGATATATCGAGCGATATGATGAACTTCACGAGACGTTACAAAACTATACTGGGTAACATCAGCTGGACCCACAACAGCGTTTTTTGATGATCCCAATCGGGTCTCTAACTGGATAAAAACGACATCAGCCCGCAGTTCATAATGATAATGGATGCATCGACTCGGCGGGAGTGCAGCAACCCAGTTTAAATAATCGTAGCGATCCGATGGGTTATTAAAACGCGGTTGATTTTTTTGCATTACTATTTCCTCTACTTTTAATGACAATGTAGCGTTTATAAACGGTTTATGGGGTCGCTGAATAGCGTCATCGGCCTTTTGCAGTATCGTTATTGCGGTTTTTACAAAAAAACGCCTTAAAACGCTTTATTTTGCGGTTTAATCAAATAGCCCTTGTTGGCCGTCATTATTGTATTTTTTATGCATCTCATCGGTAATACAGACTAAAACCCCTGGGAATGTTTTGCATAAAAAAATGGATACTCGATTGGCTAGGTCTTTAGCAACAGACTCATTTAATCCGCACAATACTAATTCGGCGGGTAAAAAATCCTCGATCACAAATACTGTCACGGGCTTTTTACTGGCTTGCTCAGGCGGCAGTGGAAACATATCATGCTGCACTTTGCGTACCGATGCTTTGCGTTGCCGCTTAATGATCGAGTAAATTTGCATGGTGCTGAGCGCGTGCTTGATTCCCAAATCAGCATGATTAGTGCCGTTAAATTCCCGCCAGATTGCATCGTCGCGTTGCTGGCAGTTGTTTTTGTAGCCGCTGGGTATGTACATGGAGCCGCCGCGAAAATTTAGCCAAATACAGTCAGACAACGCCCTTACACAGGCCAATGCGGTTTTTTCGCCGCGTTCAGCAACTACAGCATGGTATATAAATTCCTCTATTGCATGTAATACCTGCTCGCCGGTAATCATCTTGCAACCCACTTTTTCAGCTGCTCAATCAAGCGCTGTTTTTGGTAGCCGTTTAGCCACTGCAACGCCTCGATACCGTCGGTGGTTTTAAACTGGCCTCTGGCAAAGTTAACCAGGGCGCGTTCGCTGGGGTCGTGTACTTTGCCCAACTCGTGCAGCTCTAGCCACAGGCCGCGGATCATTTTGCATTGATGATCATCGGCTTGTGGGCGGGTGCCAGCTTGCTTAGTCGGCTTTACTTTAAAACCCAATTTACCCAAACGCTTTAAGACGTTTTCCAGTTCCCAACTTTTCAGCAGTGCTGCAGAGCGATGGCCCGCCTTATTTTCTGACTGCAGCAAGTCGCGGTAGGTATCATCATCCAGCCCCAGTTGCTTTTGCGCAATTTTCACTTTTTGCACCAGTTTTTTGCAATGTGCAATCTGTATAGCGGTACGTTGCTGCAAGTCCGTGGCCATTACAGTCTCCCGGTTAAAAAGGCATTAGCCAAGTTAGCATCAGGCACTCGATGTTTTGCAGCCGCGACCATGGCCTTGCCTTTACGTGACTGATATTCTTTTGGATAAGCCGGGTTAGTCTTCAGCCAGTTAGTAATAGCGGCGCGATCATACAAGTGACCATGGGGTAGGCCGTAAGGGATGACTGGGGCGGGCAGTGGATCTTTGGGGCGATTGCGCAAGCGCACGATGGTAGGGGCGCTAATGCCCAGCCAAGTTTGCAATTCTGCAGTGGTGAGTTTGTCGGTCATGATTGCACCTGGATGTTAAGTTCGGCGTTAAGTTGGGCCTCAAGCTCATTGGCTTCATTATCCCGTTCTGCCGCTAAGCGCATTTCCGCTTGATAGTCGCTGTTGCGATCGGCGTATTGCGCTGACTGGCGCAAGCGTTGGGCATTGGCGCGCAATGTAGCAATCTTCTCTTTCATGACAACTCCTGCTCAAAGGGGGTGATAACAAAATCTTCGACACCGGTTTTAATGCTGATGCCCGCCACGCCCGCCACCGCTTGCGGCTCGTTTAAAATCGCCTCTTTGTTGATCTCGTCTTTGCTGCGGATAAAGCGCGTCATGCCCAAACGCAGCAGGGTTTCAATCACCGATTCAGCTCCGCGTACTTGTACGCTGGGCGGGCGTTGTCGCCATTGCACAGAGCCGGTCACAAAGCCTGCTGATTTGGATTTGCCGTTATCGGTAAGCTCGGTGCGGTTAGCCTCGCACCAGCTTTGCACGCCTTCTTGCAACAGCTTCATTTGCTGCTGTTGCGGGGTAATGCGGCCGGTGTAATCATCGGTGATCATGGCAATGGCATCATTCATTGCTGCTTGGGTAACGGCTATTTCGCGTTGCATGCGGCCAATCTGGTTAATGGCCTCGGCGCATTCGTCGCCGCTTTGTGGTACATAGGCGGCGGCTTTAGCAGGTTGTTTAATACGGTTAGGTTTGCTCATTATTTTCTCCAGGGTTATCAATCAAGATCGTCAGGTGGGCACTTTGCAAAAACCATCAGCGCCATGCAAAAAATTCCCGCAAGGCCGCCAAACATAAACGTCAGTAAGTAGTCCATGTGGTTAACAATAAAATTAAGCATTCGATTTCTCCTCGACCCATGTCACCCGACAGCCATTAACCCGTGCATCTTTGCGCACAAACGGCCCATGTTTATCATTACCGGTACCGCACGGCACGCCGTGCAGTTTGTAGTTCATCGGGCAGTTATGGATTTCAATTTCCGGCACGCTATCAGCGTTTAATTTCACGGCCTTGGCTTCAATACCGAATTGATCCAGGGCAGTGATAGCACCCACTAACTTGCGGTTGTTGGTGCGCATGCGGTAAATGTTTGGATAGTGTTTATATCTCATAACAACCCCTTGCTTGCTAAGGTACGTGCAGTTTGTTTGCGGTGTTTAAAGGCGCGTAAGGTCCAGCGGGCACGCTTCCAGCGGTCCAGTGCCTCAAGTGCTAACTCAATGGCGACATTGCGCTTGGCAATTTTGGTAGCCTCATTGCATCGGTAGATAAATTTCATTTTGCCCCCCGGCCTTTTTGGCGTTGTTTGGCAAGTTCAATTGCTGCATTCCTAACTTCATCAATAGACGCCTCTTTGCCAAAGTGCCGCCGCTTGGCATCGACGATTTGTTCAACATCATCAATGCTCACATAGCCCGAATAGCCATGATCAAGAGCAAATGACCTGCCAAAGCCGTTGGCGGTTTTGTAGTAATATTCTGTAACAATGGTTGCCATGCTTATGCCTCCACCTTGCTATTGTCTGGATTAATAACAATCGACACCGGGCCACCTAAATACGGCGCCAGCTCTTTAACTTCAGCAGGCATCAAGCCATAAATGGTAATGAATCGTGATGTCCTGTCGGGGGCATCAACTCTGATATTTGCGCTATCGCTGGGGCGGTCTTCGTTAATTTGTACACTGGTTAAAATGCCGAATATGTCCATTACAACTCTCCTATGCTTCGCGGATTAAATCGCCAGACACTTTCGGGAAGCCCAGTTGGGCGGCCTGGTTGAGTGCGGCAGTGACGAGGTTGTTAACCATTAGCGGGTACATTAAGCTGATGGTTTCGGGTTTTTTCTTGCCATCGGTTTTGCTAAAGATCAGCCGGTCGCGGATGCCGTCGAAGGCGTCTTTTTCAAAAGCATCGGCAATGTCACTGCCGACACGGGCAAACTTAAAGCGCAGATAGTCATCCAGCTGGGCATCCAGCGGGCTTAGCTCTACCAGCTCGCAGCGCTGTACTACCTCGCGCACCTCAGATGAGTTTTGTGATAGCTTGGTTTTTAATTCGGTTTGGCCGATTAAGATGACTGATAGCAGTTTTTTAAAGCCGTCTTCCAGCTCCAAAAAGCGCTTCAGGTGCTTTAGGGTTTGGGTATTGAGTGCATGGGCCTCCTCGATTACTAGGCAATGCGCAAAGCCTGAGCGGCGGCTGTCTTTTAAGATACGATGCAGCTGGCGGCTTTTGGCCTCCATGGATGCCCTAGGTGTTTCTGTAGGCGCTATAGATACGATAATGGCATCGGCAATAGCTGAGGATTTCAACGCCTTGCCTTTTTTGTCGTTCTCCTCCATGCCCAGTACATAAGGCTCAATGATGATAATCTGCGCATCTTCGCGGGCAATGCGGTCGACCAGGTCACGGCGTAGAGTTGATTTACCGGCACCGGACTCGCCAATCACTGCTATAAAGCCCCCGAATTTAGCGGTGGCGAACATGTACTCTCGCACCTGGCGAATGCCTGGGCTGCTGAAAACGTCTTCAACGTCTTGCACGTCCTCGCTAAACGGATCTTTAAACAAGCTGAAATGTTTTTTGGCTTGTGGCGTTAAACTCTGTTTGCGTAGTAACATATCTGCGACCTCCTCGGTCAGTAAGTTGGCATCGTCGGTGATGCCGTTATTTTCTGTCTCGACTGTTGATGCAGTCGGGACAGGTTCAAAATGTTCACTCTTTACCCAATATCCAGCGTCATTCATGGTGCTGGTTATGGCTGCCTGCAACTCGTCTCGCGGCGGGCTGGTCGGCCAAATCTCCTTGTTGAGCAATTGCGCAATGGTTGCCGGACTCAGTCCAACCATACGGGCCAGCCACGCCTGACTGATTTTGCAATCAACAAACATCTGTTTTAATGCAAGCATCTCGCCGCCTCGGCAACCGATTCCAGTTGCTCTGCTTGTCTAACTTCTGCCGCTTCTTCTTTAGCCAATTGGCAGGTCATGGCCAAGAGTTTTTCTACATGCCCGGCAACGATATTGGCTGGTGTAGATGTGTCTCTTTCACCGCCCAATCGATAGCACTGGATGTCAACGCCGCCGGGTAAGTCTTCTATTGCAAAAATAATTTTCATTTTCTGGTTTTTTATGGGGGTCATTAGTCTCTCCTCGGTTGATAAAAGCGGTTAAACCGCCTGCAATTTGGCCCGGCCTGCAGCGGTTCTACCCGCGCGCAAGTCAGCCAACACTTGTTCCAGTTCCGGCTCGGTGGCACCGCCTGGGAATCTGTTCTTTAAATCCATCAACATGCCTGCTTGGTACTCATCACCCAGCCTGCCTGCCAGCCATTTGGCCATGGCGGGTAGCGTCATGCGTAAATGCTCAACCGTTGGTGCGATGATGTCCGCATCCGTGCCGCGTTTTTGGATAAAGGTAGGCAGCACTTGCTTGGAGGCAATCAGTGGATCAACTCGGCCATCGAAGGGGATAAAGTGTTTATTGGCCCGCTTCTTTTCAGTGTCTTTTAGCGTGCTGGTACCGGCGGCAATCTGTTGTATGCGTTTGCGGTTAGTATCGGCAATGGTGTCAGCCTGGGCTTTGTAGCCCTGATTAATCACGACAGCGTTTTCATCAAAGCCGTATTCATTCAACTTGATTTCCGGCAAGGCGATATGTTGCTCTTGGCCATCTTCACCCCAAATAACGGCCATGGCGGTATCGGGAATAAATGGGTGCCAATGCACGTAAACATCGCCTTTAACCGTTACGCCCGGTACATCGGCGACATTCCACAACTTGCTTTTAAACTCGACTGATAAATCACCCTTAACTCGGCGCTTGATAGGCTCTTGGGTGGCTAGCTGTAGCAATACATCAGCACTGGGTGTTATCTGCAATTGCTCAGCAGTAATGGTCATCCATACCGCAAAGCGGGTTTGCTTGGTGCGGGTGTGGATCTTGCTGGCGTTCCACCACAACTGATAAGTCTCGCTTAAGGTGTTCAGCTGCTCAAAGTTGGTAGGCCGTGGCTTTAGGTAACGCAAGGCTTGCTCAAATGAGGTTTCTACCAAATGGTTAGCCTTTTCAACTGCGCCTTTAGCCCGTGCGTTGTGGCTTTTGTTCACCACTAACTCGATCTTCATCCGGTGGCAAAAGCGTCGCACTAAGCCGCCTGCGGTTGCGCCTGGGTCAACCATGACAATCATCGGCTTACCGTGGAACGGGTCATTGCCGCCTTTGTGTGCCATTGCCCAACACAAAAAGCGCACGGTATGCTCGCCGCTTTCTGCATGTGGGTAATAACGGTAGCGAATCACACCGCTAGTATGGTCAGCCAATACGTAACGAATCACCCGAAACTGCTCAATAGCCTTAATATTTTGCGGCTTGTTCTTATAATGTACCGCTTGATCCAGCTCGACTAATTCACTGTTACCATCGGGCAGGTAATAAATCACACACACTGAGGCATCCACTTCCCAAACATGATTAGGGTGTAAGGAGCGTAGTCGCGTCGATGGTGTAGCCTGGCGCAGTTGGTCAGGGTGCAGGCAATAGCTTTTTAACGCCCGGTTAATGGCGGAGTCAGACAGCGGGGTGAGTTCGCCGGTGTCTTCATCAATGGTGCTGGCCAGTATCATGTTGTTGTCTCGTAACACTTGCACAGCCTCCTTTAAGGGGGTGATTTTGCGGTTGTTCTTGCGGTAGCCTTCCATTAGGTAACCTGACAAAATGTCGGCCTCTTGCGGGCTTAGCGATACGCTACCGGCATCGGAGCGGCGCTTGCGTGGCTTGGTGACCGCCACTTTGTTTAAATGCCTCAGCAACGTACCGCGGCTTTTGCCCAGTTGACGACAGGCGCGCTCGTAAATAGATTCTTTTTCGCCGTGGCCCGCCGCCGCTACTGCGTCGGCAATGCCTACCAGCTGTTGGATATAGGCAGGCTCCAACATGATTATTCCCCAGCTAATTGCGCTTGTTGCCATGCCAAAAACTCCTCTGCATCTGCTTTGGCCGGGTCTTCAGCGGCAGTATCGACATCCAATTGCGGGGCAATGGCTAAGTCACCTGCTACACCGTAAGCAGCAGTAATAATCAGGCCCAATGATTGGGCAACTGCCAGTTGCATGTGCTTAGGCAGTTGGCCGTCGAATTCATTCATCAACTGGACAATCTCAGAGCGCAAGCTGGCTTCAATCTTGGCAGTGATAGTGCGGGCGTAATCCTGCAGAGCCATCAGGCGCTTTTCGCCGGGCATGTCGAGTTCAGCGACTTCTTGGCGTTTGGTGTTTTCCAGCAAGGCGAGTTTTTCTTGTTTTTTGTTTAGCTCATCGCTTTTGGCCTTAATGACATCATCCTTGGCTTTGGCAAGCTCTTGTGATTCGCGCAGGGCTTTTTTAAGTTCAGATACCGACATCATTTCGATTTTATCCAGCGTTACGCCGCGAATAGTTTCGCCGGATTCAAGCGCTTCGATTTCTCCGTCATCCAGAACTAAAAGCTCTAACATTTTGGTTTGGCTGTTGGCCGCCTTAAGAACGGAAGTCGACTTCCGATCTGAAAACTTCAATGTTGCTGACATGAATTGACGAGCCAATCGAGAAGAAAACCCAAGCAACTCAACTCTCATCTCGAACTCACCATAAGGAGCCAGCTCTTTTAGCACCAATAGGCGCTTACCAAGCTCCAGACATGCCTCGATTGATCGCCGTTGATAAAACCTTATCTCATCCTCTAGCGCCCCTACGGTCAGTGACCCGTCATAACCTAACTGCCTAGCAATAGAGATAGCGTTTTCACTAATCTCATTATCAATAACTGCTAACTGGTTAAGCGTATGACCCGCAGCTTCTAATTCAGGCGTAGATTCCTGTATAAATTTCTCAACTTGATTTTCTGATTTAGTTCTCATTGCTACTTCCTAGTCATACGGTCAAAAGCACGATTAACATCAGCTTCACTTGTGCCACCAAACAGTCTTTTTCTGCTCTCGGCAACCTGTTGTTCGGCAGCCTCAAGTGAGCGCATGATCTGCACGGCAGCCCTTGCTAACTGGTGGCTAGGCCGAATCCGCCCGGTTTCTTGAATACGCTCAGCGAAGCCTGCAGTGACCAGCGTGCCTACATAGCGGGTAATATCAGAGGCCCCAAAACCGGTCTCTTTAACCAGTTCAGTCGGGCTAAAGCCATGGGCAAAGTTGCGCAGTAAAACATCTAACACCGCGAGTACCTTTCCTGCGCTTTTGGTATCTTGGGTTTTGCCGGGTTGTTTAGTTATTACAGTCATCCTTATTCCTCATCAAAGGGCAGCTCAGGCTGCCGGTATTTTTCTACATTGCCTTTATGCCATGCCATACGCTCAAGGGCGGTTTGTACTGCTGCCAATGTGGCATCGGCATCGGCTTGGTCCGCATAAAACTTAATTAGCGCGCCTATCGCCTCATGGGTAATGGCTTGCAGCGCTTGTATATCTTCCGGGGCACCGTTGCGGCCCTTGGGTATGGCAATCACCAGCTTGCCGCCACTGACCACCAGCCAGCGGCTGACAAAATCAATGCCGCAGGCCATTTCAAAGGGCTTGATTAACCGGCTTGGCAAGCTGGCTTCTTGTACCCATTTGTATAAGGTCCACTTGCTGGGCAAGCCCATTAAGTCGGCTACGCTATCGACTGAGCGGTTATGATTTTCCTTGGCATAGTCCAGACATAAATCCATCGCATCACGTAAATCACGGGCTTGCACGGTCTTCCAATTTCGTTTAGACATTGTGTAACCCTGTAAAACTCGCTTCCAAACAAATAAACTTTTTGCATATTGTGCAAAGCTGTTCTACATTGCCAAAATAAGCCCGGCTTAAACACATTGCGGAGTTATCCATGTCTAACGATCTAAAAAACGAAATTGAAACCGGGACCATAGCTGAACAGCTGCTTGCTGAAATAGCGCGAATTTCGATGGCGCAGACGGTGCAACACAGTGCGTATGTAGCGTTAGCCCAGCATCTTTCTGTACAGGGCTACGTAAATATTGAAACCCTGGTAACAGACCTGGAACTACTGGGCAGTTCTCAAACTGATGAAGACTGGCAATCTGGTCATGCAGAGATTGCAGGCGCTTTGCATTTGCTGAATAAGCTGCCATCAAGTAATCAGAGATAGCGTTCGCATCCGCTTGTGATAGTAGTAATGACATGACAGGCTCCTAATTAACGTTTAACAAAATGCGTAGCTGAAAATGACCGAACAAACTCTAACCACTGAAGAGCGATTTGACGTACTTGAAACTGTATTGCAGACGCTGTTGTTGGGTGCCTTACAGGATAAACCGGACATTCAGCGACAACTGGCTGAGCATCTGAACACAGCGATAGAAGCTTCTCAGCGGCACCAGACCCGGCCTGCGCATGTACTGCATGAACTACAACGCTACGCAGATGCTCTGGTAATGCTTGATAGTGTTGCGGCGCCGCTACGACCGTTTCTACGGCCTTAATAAGGGCGAGTTTTTTCTTTAGTCTGCGTTGGTCTATTAAGGCGTTATAAACATCCAGCACGCTAATGTTATGAGCCTTAGCAAGATCATGATGGTTATAGCCATTAAATTCGGCATAGACGGCGGTATTATTAATTGCCATGGCGATCTCCTAATGCAGTAAGCCAAGCTGATGGCAGCGGCGGCGGTTGGCGGTAATGGTGGATAGACTACGATGACCGGTTTTAGCAGCGATAGCAGCGCGGGATTCACCGTCTTCGGTGCCTTGTGCGACGACTAGCAAATGGGGACGCAAGATAGATAGCGCATTGGCTTCGCGCTTAGTTTTTGCCTTTAAAGCGGTTTCCATATTTTCGAAGGCAGTTAAGAAATCGATTTTCCATTGCAGAGCTTGTTTACCGGAGAAACCCATGGCGAGAAGAGCAAAGCCTTTTTCAGTAATTTTATACATAGGGTACGTTTTGCCTCGCTCGTTTTGGTATAAGCTGGGCTGAAAATTCAGCTCAGCAAACTCTTTGTCAGGGCAATCTGACTCCGCAAAATTGCGGAGTGAATGGTAGTCATTGATTAGCTTTTTAATAGCCTTCAGTACATCGTCATGACGCTTTTGAAAATGCTCAGCCACTTTTAATGAGGTAGTAAAGGTATGTCCATCAACTACATAGACAAGCAGGGTTTCAGGGAAAAGGTCTTTGTTCATTACAGGCTCCTAAGCGGCAGATTGTTCTGAGTGGTCGGGCTTAATGCCTAGGGCTACGGCTATTTCATGGCCTCGACCATAACGGCCTTTTATTTGGCCGTTTAAGACCATGGACACATCACGCGGTGTGTAGTTATGTTTACGTGCCCATTGGGAGATAGTTATCCCTTTGGTTAAAAAGTCATCTTTGACTTGCTCGGGTGTTTTTAGGCTATGGATACCTATGAATTGAGAAAGATTTATCAACTCGGCATTAGATAAATTTTTAGATTGGATAAGTAACATGACTATTCCTACGCAGCTGATTGTTGTGATTGCTTGTCATAACGGCCTGGCCATAACTTAGAAAGTGGCAGACCGGTTTTGCTGGCAATAAGATCAGCCACACGGCGTGAGGTAGAGCGACCATAGATCACATGATTAATCGCGGACTCTGACAGCTCTAAGGCGGTAGCGATTTTTATTTGACTGGTACCGGCCTTTTCAAGGGCGGCTTTTATATCGGCTGGATGCATGATGTTTCTCCTCGGTTGGTTTGTGTTTTAAGGTCAATTTTTTGAAGGCTTTATTCAAGTTGAATACATTATGTGACTAATACATCACATCGTCAAGGGGGTAATGTGACTAATACATCAATTATTTTTGAGAGACTTAAGAAAGCACGTAAAGACTTAGGGTTAAATCAGGCTGCGGCTGCTGATTTATGCGGAGTTAAGCGTGAGACATGGAGTCGATACGAAAGCGGATTAATGTCCCCCGGCATGGATGTCCTTGCTGCTTTAGCTGCTGCAGGTGCTGACGTTCAATATATCCTGACCGGACTGCGCTCAGGGGTGCAGGTCACCCAATATCAATTAAATAATGAAGAAGCCGAGCAGCTGATTCTTTCCATGCGCGAACGCGCACTTATAGATAACTATCGTCATATCGACGATGAGGATGGCAAACGTTACGTCGAGCAATCGGCGCAACTGGCCGCCAAGGCCATCAAGGATGAAGCGCAATCAAGGACGAAAAAGAAAGCCTAAGTGGATGGATATTTAATGGGGATAAATGAGGACTTATGACGACAAGCGAGGGCCGTAGGATGGGTAGAGCATCGCGAAACCCATCATTATCAGCATGGGTTTCACTGCGTTCT